ACGGCAATGGCGGAGACCTCGTGAACTTGACACCAGGAGACAAGCCACAGGATGGCTACAAAACAGTTGCAGATTATGCAGCTAATTTGTTAGATAGTCCTTACAATTCGTGGCTTAATCGCAAGGTAAGCAAACGAGTATGCATGACGGTGCCTTATGGAGTTTCGAGAAATAGTGCTCGTTCGTACATACGCAATGAGCTAAATGCTCAGGGCAGAGATTTATCTGAGCCTGGTGTTTTGTCTGACATTGTGTATGCCATATACGATGAAGCTATTCCTTCAATTTTTCCTGGACCAGTAAATGCAATGAACTGGCTGCAAAGCTCAGCTCAAAAAATCCTTGAAACACAGGATGAAATTTGCTGGACATCACCATCAGGCTTCAAGGTTGTACAAGACCTTCGCAAGCCAAAAGGAAAGAGAGTCAAGACACGTCTTCTTGGCAGCATTGTCACTTCATTTGTAGCTGATGGCGCTGGTGAAGTAGATAAGGCACACCACAAGAATGCGCTTGCGCCAAACGTGGTCCACGCCGCTGATGCAGCGTTGATCCACTACGTCTTTTCCTATTGGGATAAGCCGTTCATGTGCATCCATGACTGCACTCTTGGTCGATCATGTGACATGCGTGAAATGGGTCAACAAGTACGACTCCATTTTGCTGAAATGTACAAACACCCCGTGCTTCAAGAGTGGGCAAATGAGGTTGGGGTAGAGATACCAGAAGACCTCATGAAAAACACTTTGGATATTGAACTGGTCAATGAATCCGATTATTTCTTTTGCTAATGGACGATCTCAAACCAGCACCCAACGCCACCATGTTGGAACGCATCCATCACTACGTTGCAACTGATCAATTTGAAAAGGGGTCAGCACTAGCTGCCCTTGGTGATTGGTTGGAAGTATGTGCAGCACCCGAACTCACGTTCTACACAGACGAACTGGACTAGACTCTTGTTACACCGGGTACTAACTCGGTGCTATACTCACCTCACACACACCGTATGAAGTCATGGTCTACAAGCGTCAACCCAGTGCGATGCCACGGGTAAAAATCTTCGAAGCTCCAAAACTCCGTTCCATTGGACAGGTGTTTCGTTATACCTTTGAGCACAAATGGGATGACACTGCCGGAGAAGAACCTAATCGCATCAACGCTGATGTTGTTATGGAATTATTCGGTGCTAGTTATCCGGTAAAGCATTGCGCGGAAGCCTGGTTTTGGCATCAACTCAGGACTGAGTACAAAAAGCTCAAGCCTGGGAACACCAAAGCAACAATGAACCGTGTGACGGGCGTCTTAAAAACGGCCATTGAATTCACACGTCGGGCTGGATGTCACACAATTATTTGTGATCCATCAAGTACCAAACTTCCAGAATCAAAAGTGCGTCACTCGTACTACACAAGAGAGGCTGTTAAACAGTTTCATTACTACGCAGTAGAGCACCTGGAAGATCCATTTATGGCTCATGCCATTCATGTGGCTTGTTACACAGGAATGCGTCAAGCTGAAATGCTTCGGCTTCGCTGCGCTGACATCGATTTTGAATACACAGTCCCAACCATTTGGGTTGGTGGAAATCCTGACATCGGTCTCACTACTAAAAACGGTGAGTACAGAGAGATGGCTATCTGCCCTGAATTAATGGACAGCGCACGCTGGCTGAAAGAACACTGCACTAACAGCACCCAAAATTTGTTTGCTCAATATGAGCCAACGAAAGCCGGAGGCAAATTGCTGCGTGATCACTTCCGTTTGATCTTGGACTTGCCCTGTTTCGACAACAAGTACGCCAACCGCAAGCAATATTGCTGGCATACGTTGCGCCACACCTTTGCCACTTGGCTTGGGGAACACAACAGCTCTGCCACGGTTGCTGAGATTGGTGGATGGAAAGACAGGAAAATGGTGGAGCGGTACTGCCACGCCACCGACGCAGCTAAACGCCATGCCATCAATACGTTTGGTAAAGCCAAAGCTGATGCTGCATCTATCCCTGCCTTGCCTGCTGGTTTGGACAAGCTATTGACGCTTGACCCATCTAAGCTAGACAGGCTGATGAAGCTGGCTGCCTTAGCTGAATCGTTCTGATTTAGGTACTAGCCACTTTGCAATTACACACCGCTTTTCGATCTGGTAGTTTTATCAGTGCGCTATGGATCGGGCAAACCCCAGTCCAGGCCTAAGCGGATGTGGCGGAATTGGTAGACGCGCTAGTTTCAGGTACTGGCACCTAATACACACCCATGCGGCCAAAGGGCCGCTTTTTTATTGGCATCACAAGGAAGTTACACACCTTGTACTAACCCGTGAAACTAAAACAGTTATCTCAACTCGAAATCGAGAAATTAACGCCTGAGCAGTACGCAATGTACCTGGCTTATGGCGATCCTGATGTAGTCAACTTTTCCGAAGAAGAGTTACAAAACTATATCAAATCATACAAAGAATTTGATCTCTAAATTCACTCATGTCAAAAAACCGCTACGTTTTCAGCACCACCCTCGAAGGATTCATCAACTTAGGTGAACCTTCTGGCAAGTATAACAACTGCTGTTTTAGCTTCCGACTCCCGGATTCAGTCCTGGAAGAGGCAGAAAAAGACCGCGAAGAACTACTTGCATGGGTAGAAACAAAGGTTACAGGTAGGCTTTCTACCAATGTTCCTAAGTGGGATGAAGATGGTCTAGTTAAATACAGTTTTGATGGAGATACAGGACGTGCTCGCCCTGTCTTTGTTGATACTAATGGTGATCCAATTGATGCAAATGTTCTTAAGCCTATTGCTAAGGGGACAAAAGTTAAGATCGCTTGTCAACAAGTTCCTTACACAAAACCGGCTAAAGGTACAACACTCAAAGTGCTAGGTGTCCAGGTTATTCAACTACAAACAATGAATGGTGCGTCTGATAGTGGATCTCTTTCTACTGAAGATGTCGTTGCAATGTTTGGTAAAACTGAGGGATTTAAAGCTAGTGAACCACAAGTAAGGCAAGCAAATGCTGAGCCTGTTGCTGCTGGGGGCTATGACTTTTAATGCCTAAGTTCCGCTCTGGTTTAGAAGAGCGGGTAGCAGAAAAACTAGAAGCCAAGAATATACCCTTCTTATATGAGGCACAGAAGTTTAAATATGTTTTGGAGTCTCGATACACTCCTGACTTTAATTTAAAAAATGGTGTCGTCTTAGAAGTCAAAGGGTTCTTTAAACCCTCAGAGCGTAGGAAGCATGTTGCTCTTAAGGAACAACATCCCGGCTTAGATCTGAGATTTGTGTTTCAAAGAAACAATACTATTACCCGAAATTCTAAAACCCGCTACTCAGATTGGTGCGATAAGCATGGATTTAAGTGGTGCATTTACCCCAACATTCCTGACGATTGGCTGTTATGAGTCTTGAAACAGATGTGTTCTATCAACTTGATTCCTGGGTTTACGACCGGGAGCGAGATGGAGTACCCCTCGTGGAAATCATCGACATTCTCCGCGAATACCTTGAAATTCTTGAAGATGTTGACCACGGATGAAGAAAGTTTCGTCGTACAAAGACACATTGCGTGTCCATCCTGCTCTAGCAGTGATGCTTACTGCGTTTACAGCGATGATCATGGTCATTGCTTTTCTTGTGGATACACCTACTTTCCTCAAAAATCAGGTCAAGAAAAAACTCACTACCGAGCTAAAACAATCGATTACTCAGGAGATTTTGCCGGGATCAAGTCCCGAGGACTTTATGAGGACACGCTTAGAAAGTTCAATGTCAGAGTTGATCAAGGCCCCGTAATTAAATTCCCTTATTACGATCAAGCCGGTCGAATTGTTGGGTACAAAGAAAGAACTCTCAACAAAGAGTTTAGATGGCATGGCAAAAACAGCGAACACCGTCTGTTTGGTCAACAATTATTTGGCAAAGGCAAGTCGATTGTTGTAACGGAAGGGGAACTCGATTGCCTTTCCGTGTATCAATGTCGTCCGAAGTGGCCCTGCATAAGCATTAGTAATGGTGCTAAAGGGGCAAAAAAGGCTATTTCTGCTCAGTTGCAATACCTGATGGGCTTCGATGAAGTCATTTTCATGTATGACAACGATCCGGCAGGGGTGGCCGCGGCCGAAGAATGCGTTCAATTATTCCCTCCTGGCAAAGCATTTCTTGCATCTCTGTCTGAATACAAGGATGCAAGCGAAGCTTTACAAGCTGGTGATAGTGAGGCAGTACGCCAAGCTATTTGGAATAAACGCATATATACCCCGGCTTCAATTGTTGATGGCCGGACTCTGTTTGATCTTGTATCTACACCTCTACATACAAGCGATGTTGATTACCCTTTCCCTTCTCTTAATTCTGTAACTTCCGGCTTGCGAGCGGGTGAGTTAGTGGTTTTGACGGCTGGATCGGGGACGGGGAAATCCACACTAGCTGCTGAAATTTGCAGTCACTTAGTTGACTCAGATGTTGGCTCTGTTGGATACATAGCGCTTGAGGAGTCAGTTAAAAGAACTGCACTCAGGCTGATGAGTATCAAAGCAAACAAACCATTGCATCTCAACAATGAAATCCCAGAACATGAATTCCGAGCCGCTTTTGATGGCAGTCTTGGTTGCGGTCGCGTTTTCCTTAGGGATGGTTTCGGGAGTGTTGATCTCGACTGCATCCTTAATGACATCCGTTTCCTGGTAGCCCACCACGACGTGAAATGGATCATTCTTGATCACCTATCCATCCTTATCTCTGGATTGGAGATGGATAACGAACGCCAAACTATTGATCGCTGTATGACTATGCTGCGTTCTTTTTGTGAGGAATCTGGTGTAGGGATGATATTAATCTCTCATCTTCGCCGTTCTCAAGGTGACAAAGGCCCAGAAGATGGTGCAAAGATTTCTCTTCAAATGTTAAGAGGTTCGCATTCAATTGTGCAGCTTTGTGATGTCTGTATCGCCGTTCAGAGAAACATCAGTGGAGGTGATAACTCCGCTGAACTCGTTGTGCTCAAAAACAGGTTCAGTGGCTCTTGCGGCCCTGCGGGAACCCTTAACTACAGCCAGGGAACTGGCCGTCTTACTGAATCCCTCACCCCTACTATTGCATCTTCTAATGTCTACTCCGACTTCTAGAAAGCATCTAGTCTTATTTAAAAAGCAAGACTGCCCACCTTGCGGGCGTGTTGCAAAAAGACTGGAATCTATTGTATCAAGAGAGCCTGATTTAATTCATCAAATCTCTGTATTACGCAAGGAAAACCATTCAGCATTACTAGCTGCATACGACATTAATTTGTTTCCTACAATGCTGTTAGTTGATGATCTTGGTGAAGAACTAGATCGTTGGGTTGGTGGTACCGATTGTTATGACGCTCTTAAAGAAGAGCTAACAGAATGTCGGGCCATGAACAAATGAGATTAGTTGCTGACATTGAAACGAATGGACTTCTTAGACAAGACAGTCCAATCATCCATTGTTTAGTTACACAAGATCTAGATACGGGCCAGGTTCTTTGTTATGACGATAAAGGTTCAGACAATGAGCCCATCGTTACTGGCATTAAATATCTGATGGAAGCAGACGAGGTATGGGGGCACAACTTCCTTTCCTTTGACACTGAGTTCATTAGAGAAATTTACCCGTTCTTTAAACCTAAAAGGATCTACGACACTTTAATTTTGAGTCGGTTGTTTTTTACCGACATGCTTGATAGAGATTTCAGATCTAAGCCCGCCAACATGCCCGCCAACCTATATGGCAGGGCATCACTGGAGAGCTGGGGCTATCGGCTCGGGCATTACAAATCTGAGTTTGGTAAAACCACTGACTGGTCTGAGTATTCAACAGAGATGTTGGAATACTGCATACAAGACGTGGCAGTTAACGTCGAGCTATGCAAGCTCTTTGAGCCAAAGCTGGAACAATACAAAGACTGTATTGAGACAGAGCATCGCCTTGCTGAGGTGATGTCTTGGCAAGAGCGAGAGGGCTGGGACTTTGATGTCCGTAAAGCTCATGAATTGGAAAGCAAGTTGCGATCTGAGCTAGAGGTTCTCTCTGACCAGATGCGTGACACCTTCCACATGGTTGATGGTGGTCAGTTCACTCCCAAGCGAGCTAACCAAACCAAAGGCTATATCGAAGGGGCAACCATGACACGGCTAAAGGAGTTCAACCCCACCAGCCGTCAGCACATTGCATTTGCTTTTCAAAACTTCCGCGGTTGGATGCCTCGTGAATTGACCGATACAGGTCGGCCAAAAATTGATGAAAAAATTTTGATGGAGATTGGTACAGACGAATCTAAAAAATTCGCCCGCATTTTGACTCTTCAAAAACATCTAGGCCAGCTAAGTGAGGGGCAAAACTCTTGGCTCAAACTTGCAGTCAAGGGTAAGGTCCACCACTCCTGTGTTCTTAATACTGTTAGCGGGAGAATGGTGCACCTGCGTCCAAACTGCGCCCAGACCCCAAGTGAACCTGAATACAGGGAACTTTGGGGGCCGGGTACGGGAAGAGTTCAGGTAGCAGCTGATGCTTCTGGCTTGGAACTTCGCTGCCTCGGACATTACTTAGCTTTGTTTGATGGAAGCGCATTCTCTAAGGAAGTTGTTGAAGGTGACATCCACACAAAGCTGGCTGACATCTACAAAACTTCTAGATCTACAGGTAAGTCTGTAACCTACGCGATGATCTATGGAGGATCAAATTTTCGCATAGGATTGACTGCCGGAGCATCAAAGAAAGATGCAGCTAAAGAAGGTAAACGTATCCGTTCAGCAATTATGTCTGGACTGGATGGTTTTGCTGAACTAAGCACTGCAATCGCAGCCCGTGCGGAGACAGGTGTACTCAAAGCCTTAGACGGAAGGCCAATTAGATTGGGGGACAAAAGTTATGCGGCCACCAACTATTTATTGCAAAGCTGTGGTGCGATTTTGTGTAAGGCTTGGCTTCTTGGAAGTCATGAGCTTCTACAAGAGGCTGAACTCGACTATCGACCGCTGGGATTCATACATGATGAACAACAGCTTTCCGTCCACCCTGACCATGCTGAACAAGCTGCCTTCATATTGGTAGCTGCAATGAAAGATGTTCAGAAGCAATTTAACTTCCGCTGTGAACTAGATGCTGAATCCGTTATCGGAAAAAGCTGGGCCGATTGCCACTGATTGCAACCGTAAAGGAGATTTTTGGGAACTACACGTTATCCGAGAGGCATGGCGGCGTGGTGCTGAAGTCTTTTCTAATGCCGGTTGTACAGGAGCGGTTGATCTTATCCTTCAACAAGGTGATCAACATCTCAAATGTGATGTGAAATCTATGCGCTATCAAAACAAGTGCTGGAAATCAACAGGCGCAACAGTGGCAAATGATGTCCATGTAATCCATGTCAACCCTGCTACCGAACAGATTCGCTGGACTAGAGGCAAAGAGCCAAAGGGCTGGGAATCTTTTTGGGACTAATTAATGAAACCACCAAAGCTACTTATCGATGCTGATTATTTTGTTTACAGAGCGGCCGCCGCGGCCGAGCTGGAACTTGAATATGCAGCCGATCTCACCTTAATTGTCGGTGACTTTACAGAAGGCAGACGAATCGTCAAACAAGAGTGGCGCAACCTAAGGGAACGCTTCGATACTGATGATTTTTTGCTGTGTTTTACAGACACAAAAAACTTCCGCAAAGACATTGATCCAGATTACAAAGGTTCTCGCAAAGACAAACGAAAGCCTGCTGGCTACAAAAAGTTAAAGGAATGGTGCATGTCTACTTGGGACAGCGTCATGAAACCTGGGCTAGAAGCTGATGATGTCCTCGGCATCTTGGCAACTAAAGGTGACATCAACAACTTTGTTCTTATCTCTCCTGACAAAGACTTGTTGCAAATCCCCTGTCGCATCTACAACCTCAAGGATGAATTTACACAGGATCCTGTAACTGCAAAGCTAAAACTGTGGGAGCAATGTCTTACCGGTGATAGCACAGATGGTTATAAAGGAGCCAAAAATGTCGGCCCTAAAA